CCTTTTTGAGAAGTTCAACCGCTTCTCGCCCGGCCAACAGGACGGCTACACGATGGACGGGTCCGACCTGCACCCCGCCAACGCGGCGACGGCGCGGTTGCTCACCGATGCGATTCTTGAGGAGATGCAGGAGTCCAACTGGGTCACGCGACTGAGCGGCGATAAGGTCGGGCGACGTGCGCGAGCCCGCCGAGGGGGCAAAGGCCGCAACCCCACCGCCCGCACGCGAGCACGAGCGCCGGGCCGGGCGCGACGTCGGCGCGGGGGCTGATCCATCCGGAGAGGCAGGATGCCGCAAAGACCGAACGCAACATTCACACCCGAGAAGTTCGAGCAGATCCTGCTCGAAATCATGGCCGGGCGATCGCTCAAGAAGATCCTCGGCCCCGACCGCAGGGACGGCTTTCCCTCGCGCGCCGGGTTTCACGTGTGGCTCGCGAACGAGGAGCTGGACCGCAAGCACAACCTGAACCGGCGCTACGCCGACGCGCGATCGCTCCAGGCCGACAACTACTTCGACGAGATCCTGGAGATCGCGGACGAGGACACGGAGACGAAGGAGGCGTGCATGCGCAACCGGCTCCGGGTGGACACCCGCAAGTGGGTGATCGGGCGGATGAAGCCGTGGATGTACGGGGATCTCTCGCAGAAGGAGTCGAAGAAGGGCGAGGAGGACAAGCAGACCCACGAGATCGTCGAGGTCGTGGTCACGAAGAAGGACGGCGCCGATGGTGGCTGAGCGCCGGATCCGCGTCCAGGGCGAGTTCGTGCCGATCTGGAGCACGCTGTTGTCCTATCCCACGGACTGGGAACCGCCCGAGGACGACGACGATCTCGAGCTCCCGATCCACGAGTGGTCCGTCGAGGGCCGCGCCGGGACGGGAAAGACGTTCTTCGAGGGTCTGCTTGTCAAATACATGCACATGCGCTATCCGCGCCTGCGCTCGCTGGTGGTGCGCAAGACGCGGGTGTCGCTGTCTGATTCGTGGATGCAGGTGTTCGAGGACGACGTGCTCGGGCCGAACCACCCGATGGTGCGCGGCGTCTCGCGCGACCACCGGCGCAAGTACGTCTGGCCGAACGGCTCAGAAACCCGGCTCGCGGGCATGGACGAGCCCACTCGCCTGTTCTCCACGCAGTACGACCTGGTGATCGTGGTCGAGGGGATCGAGTTTACGCTGGACGAGTACCAGTCGATCTACCGCGCGACGCGCGGGGCGCGCGTGCCGTTCAAGGCGATCATCGTGGACACCAACCCCGGCGCGGAAACGCACTTCCTCAACCGTGTGCCCGACAAGCCCGACTCGTCGATGGAGCGGATCCGGACGTCGGTGAAAGACAACCCGCTCTACTGGAACGCTGAGAAGGGCAAACTCACGGCCTCGGGGCGCCAGTACGAGCGCACCCTGGACAAGCTCACCGGCACGCTCCGCAAGCGCCTGCGCGACGGGCTGTGGTGCGCGGCGGAGGGCGCGATCTACGAGAACTGGGACCCGAAGATCCACATCGTCAAGCGCGGCGAGATCACGAAGGACAAGCCCGATGGCGAGAACCTGCCGGACTTCGATTATTTCATCGGTGGGATCGACTGGGGCTGGAACGACGCGAAGGTGCTCCAGGTGTGGGGCGTGACGAAGGACCGGCGGATGTACCGGGTGTTCGAGCGGTACGGGACGCACGTGACGATGGAGCGCTTCGTCGGCTGGCTCGAGGAGGCGTGGGCCGAGTACGGCGACAGGCGGCTGGTGCGGATCGTCGCGGATCACGACCCCGAGAAGATCAGCTACTGCAACGAGAAGATGGGCTGGCGCGGGGGGCGCAAGCGGGGGAACATGGTGTTCTCGGCGCGCAAAGGCGCCAAGAGTATCGAGGCCGGGATCGAGCTGGTCCGCGACCTGCTGGGTGATCCCGAGCACGAGGTCGAGCCCCGGCTGTTCCTCGTCGAGGGCGCGCTGCGCGAGGCCGATGCGGAGCTCGACGCCGAGAACCTGCCGACCTGCACCGAGCAGGAGATCCCGGCGTACATCCACAAGCCGAAGAAGGACGGCGGGCCGGAGGTCAATGTGCCGGATCCGGGGTGCATCGACCACGGGTGCGATGTGATGCGGTACGTCGCGACCGAGGTGTGGAAGACCGATTTCCGCTCGCCGAAGCAGAAGCGACGCTACGAGCCGGGGACCTACGGGTACGAGCTCGGGCATCGCGGGGAGGTTGCGTAGACCCATCGGCGCGTGTACGATGGGTGCTCAGCGACAGTCGGCAGGACGCCACGACTTGGGATCAAGGACCATGTGGATCCGCGAATGTCGCACCGAGCGCTATGTCGCGCTCGAGATCGACCTGGACAAGCTCATGGACATGCCGCGCGCGGGCCAGAAGGTCCGGGCGTACATCGGCGTGAACCATCGTCAGAGCAACGACGGGACGATCACGAAGATCGTGAAGATCGAGGCGCCCGACGAGTTCAACATCGTCACGCAGCCGAGGACACCCGAGGAGGTCCAGCATTGGCCGGGCTTCGGGATTGGCCAACCCGAGATGCGCGCCGAACGCCGGGGTCTGGTCGGCGGGCCGGACTCGTCCGACGACGATGATCGGGCGGAGGCGGGCTGATGTTCTCGCAGAAGCCCGACAAGCTGATGGAGGAGATCGACGCCGCGATCAAGGAGCGCGACGAAGTGCTCGGGTCGATGGACGATCGGATCCGTCAGTTTCACGGCGAGGCGTTTCGGGACAACAAGGACGAGATTCCCGACACGGTGGTGAACCACCAGTTCGCCTACGTCACGGGCGTGTTGCCGAGACTGGTCTACCACAACCCGAAGGTGTCGATCAGCCCGCGCCGCGATGGCGGGGCGTCGCCGATGTCGCCGGGCTCGCTCGTCGAGGCGGCGGGCCGTCCGATGTCGCTCGATCAGCTCGCAATGGTGATGAAGGCGTACATCGACACCTGGTCCAAACGTGTGGATCTTGCGTCGGAACTGCTGCGCATCGGGCTCGACTACTGCCTGTGGTTCGGCGTGGCGCACTTCACGCGCAAGCGCCATCCGGGGATGAGCAACGAACTCGGGACCGACACGTACATGCCCCAGGTCGAGCGCATCCCCCCGCAGCGGGTGATCGTGGATCCGACCGTCGAGGACTGGCGCAAGGCGCGGTTCATCGGGCACGTGTGGGTGTCGGACAAGGAGGATCTGGAGCGAATCGCGAAGGAGGCGAACGACGCCGACGACGATTCGTGGGACATCGAGGCAATCCGGGGGCTTGTCGAGGACGCGGACAAGCAGGACCTGGGCGACAAGCACGCGCAGCACGGGGTCAATCGCAACGAGGTCGTGTGCTACGACCTGTGGGTTCCCGAGTGGCGCCCGGACCCCGATCTCGGGGCGTTTGAGGGCTTCCACGGCGGGCTGGTGAGCGTGGCGCGTACGGGCGGCGACAGCAAGGGCCTGACGATCATCCGCAAGGTGCGCCCGTACTTTGGTCCGCCCGAGGGTCCGTACGAGATATTCGGCTGCTACAGCGTGCCCAAAAACGTCTACCCGATGTCGCCGACGACCGCGACGCGCGGGCAGGAGACGCTGCTGTCGATGGTGAGCGATGAGGCGGTGAAGTCCACGAAGGAGTATCGGAAGATCGTGCTTGTCCCGGCGGGGCTCGACAGCGAGGACGAGGAGACGGGCACGAAGATCGCGACGCTCAAGGACGTGGTGATCCCGGTGCAGGGTATGAGTCCGGACAGCAAGCCCTTTGAGTTCGAGATGGGGGGCGTGACCGATGCGCAGCTCAAGAACATCGCGTGGATGGAGCGGAATCTTCAGCGCGTGTCGGCGATGGACGAGGTGCAGCAGGGCGAGGTCAGCGGCGAGGGCACGGCGACCGAGCACGCGATCGCGAACCAGGAGCATCAGACACGCTTGTCGTACGTGATCGACCGCTACCGCGAGGGTGTGCGCCGGATCCTCCGGCGCGTGGGCTACATGCTGCTCATCGACGACACGCTGGCGATGCCGATCCCCGACGCCGCGCCGTACTCGGAGTCGATGCAGATCCCCTGGGTCGTCGGCGGTGGTGACACGGGCGAGATCAGCCCGGAGATGTTCAACCTTCTCTCGATCGACATCGAGCCGATGAGCATGGAGCGCGTGACCGAGGCGGTGCATCAGCGCCGGGTGATGCAGACGCTCGAGCTCATCACGCAGATCGCGCCGATCGCGCGTCAGCACCCCGAGTGGGATTGGCAGAAGATCCTCCAGATGCTCGGCGAGGCGTTGAACTTGCCGGACCTGGGCTCGCTCGTGGACTTTGAGATGATGATGCAGCTCGTGGGTGTGGCGACGAACGGTGCGCAGCCGAACCCCGTGGGCGGTGGGAGCGTGTTTGGCGAGGGCGGCGGTCGTGAGACGGCGGGGCAGCTGATGGGGCAGGCGCTTGGAGGGGCGGCGGCGAACGGAACCGAAGGGGTTGTGTAATGACCTACTGGCTCGTCGTCGGCATGCCCCGTGGCGGAACGTCGCTCGTCGCCAAGATGATGGTCAACATCGGCGTGAACATGGGCGACCGCTTCGTGCGCCC